GTCGATGAAACAGCACTAGTAATCGTGACGTCATTATTACTATCTTCTGTAAAATAATACGTAACGCCACTGTCTGAAAACTGATTAAAAAAGGTAGATGATGGAGTATAAGCAGGACTTGTACCCCACCCGATGCTCCCACTATAAGCGGTATTCATAGCAGTTGCGCCATTGAACATGTCGCTATAGCTGTTGGTGTTGCTGGTGGTGTTCCAATACCTGATGTCTTTGTTGAATGCAACAGCATCACGGAACATACCAGACATATTGGTCACGGATGACGTATCCCAATTGCCGATGTCCTGGTTAAACGAGTTCGCATTATAAAACGTACTTTGCATATTGGTCACATTCGAGACGTCCCAGTTCCCGATATCATGGTTGAACGAAGTCGCATTGGAGAACATAAAACTCATATTCGTAACGCTAGAAGGTATCTGAGTCGGAACCACGGTCAACGCTGAGCATCCACTGAACGCTCCAGAAAAACTCGAAACGCCTGGAAGTCCCCATATAGATGTATCGGTGGTTGCCACCTGGGTCAGCTTATTATTGCCAGTCCATGCGCCACTACTATTTCCAAACTGGGTTACGGTACCAGAAGTGACTCGTATTACCGCGGTATAGGGACCCGTTCCCACACCATAGTTGTGAGATAAGCTCGTATCGGTTACCCCATCACCCCAGTTTATGCTCACAACCAAGGAAGTTCCTGTGATGGGTAATGTGATGGAGCCTGGCGTGTTATCAAATGTTAGACTAAGGGTTTGATTGAAAAATGCGGCAGTAGGTGTGGTTCCAAATCCGGTTACACCACCATAGGCGCTAATCATAGCGGTTGCACTAGTAAACATGCTATCGTAATTTGTGACACTGGTGGTGTCCCAGCCCCTGATGTATTTGTTGAATGCATCCGCACCAAAGAACATAGAAACCATATTGGTCACATTCGAGGTGTCCCACATATCGATATCTTGGTTGAATACATCCGCATTAGCTAACATCGCCTCTATATTCGTCACACTAAAAGGTATCTGTGTCGGAACCACGGTCAACGCTGAGCATCCATTGAACGCTCCAGCAAAACTCGAAACGCCTGGAAGTCCCCAGGTAGATGTATCATTGGTTGCCACTTCGGTCAGCTTATCTGCGCCAGTCCATGAGGAAGAACTACTTCCAAACTGGGTTACGGTACCAGAACCAGAAGTGACTCGTATTACCGCGATATAGGGACCCGCGAGCGAATAGGTGTGAGTTAAGCTCGTATCGGTTACCCCATTATTTTCCCAGTCTATTTCCACAGCCAAGCCAGTTCCTGTGATGGGTAATGTGACGGTGCCTGGCGAATTATCAAATGTTAGACTGAGGGTTCGCGGTTGATTGAAAAACGCGGTATTTGGTGTGTCTCCGTATCCTGTCGTCCCGTTATAAGCGTTATACATATCGCTTGCACCTTGGAACATGTTGGAGAAAGTAGACACACTACTGGTGTTCCAGAAACGAATATCCTGGTTAAAGTCAGCAGCTGAATTGAACATGCCGCTCATATTATTCACGGATGACGTATCCCATGCGCCTATGGGTTGGTTAAAGGCTGTAGCACTTTGGAACATATTTTCCATATTGGTCACATTCGAGACATTCCACTCGTTCAACGGTTGGTTAAAGGCATCGGCACTATCGAACATAGTATTCATATCAGTCACTGAAGAGACGTCCCAATTGCCTATGGGTTGGTTAAAGGCATCAGCATTATAGAACATTTTAGGCATACTGGACACGGATGAGACGTCCCATGCCGTATATGTTGAACTATTCATTGTTACATTTTCTTTTGTGCTTATATCTTGGTCAAAGTTTGTAGCACCAAAGAACATCCAATCCATATACTCCACGGACGAGGTATTCCAGTTTCCGATATCCTGGTTGAATGCTGCAGCACTTGCGAACATATTCCACATACTCTCCACGGACGAGGTATTCCAGTTTCCGATATCCTGGTTGAATATTGCAGCTTGATAGAACATACCTCCCATAGTGGTCACATTCGAGGTGTCCCAGTTACCGATATCCTGGTTGAATACACCGCAACTGTTGAACATATCGCTCATAATCGTAACGCTAGAAGGTATCTGTGTCGGCACCACGGTCAACGCTGAGCATCCATCGAACGCTCTATGGAAACTCGAAACGCCAGGGAGTCCCCAGGTAGATGTATCATTGGTTGCCACCTCGGTCAGCTTACCTGCGCCAGTCCATGAGGAAGAACTATTTCCAAACTGGGTTACGGTACCAGTGACTGTTATTACCGCGATATAGGGACCCGGTCCCGAATATGTGTGAGATAAGCTCGAGCTACTTGTCGTATCACCCCAGTTTATGCTCACAGTGAAAGAACCTGTGATGGGTAATGTGACGTTGCCTGGCGAATTGGCAAATGTTAACGATAGTGTAGACATTATTATTATATATTATATTAACAGGTTAGTTTATCTAAATACTTGTTTAGTAAATCAATAAAATTGATTCTAAATCATGCTAGTATCTAATAGCAACTATATACAAAATATACTAACATGTATCGATTTAAACCACGTAACAATAACACTCGTTCTACAAAGGGCAAAACCAACATAATCATCAATAATGACGACGAGTCAGACGATGAGGTGGAGTCCAGTTCAGAGAGCTCAAATCGAAAAATAATAAAGGAACATAATCACATATATTTCCATGCAGAGGTAGACAGAGGTGCGATATTTGAAATGATAGCTCTTATTCGAAAAGCAGAAATTGAAAATATTGTTTTCGCTCATAATATGTGTTCCGAGCCAATTCCAATCTATCTACATATTTCCTCGTATGGAGGTTCAGTATTTGATGCACTTGCTGCGATTGATGTTATTATTGGGTGTAAGGTGCCGATTCACACAATAATTGAAGGCGCAACTGCATCAGCAGGAACGTTGATAAGTGTAGTGGGCACTAAGCGCTATATCCGCCCAAATGCATACATGTTAATTCATCAATTATCCGCAGGGTCATGGGGTAAAATGAGTGAACTAGAAGACGAGCATGAAAATAATACGTTGCTAATGAAGAAAATCTTAGATATATACAAGAAACATGCAGACATTCCGAAAAAGCAATTAAATGAAGTATTGAAACACGATTTGTGGTGGGAATCAGACAAGTGCATGAAGTATGGTTTGGTTGACGAATTATGGGAACGCACATAATAAAAATAAAATAAACAAAATAAACAGTATATTTTTTTTATTGGACAAGTAATACAATAGTTTATGTTTAATATAATTAAAGACAAGGTCTTGTAATAAGATATAATAATGGCTACGGTTGTTGAACAAGTCAATTCGGAATCGAAACAACATATTTCGCTAGTTGTATGTGGTCATGTTGATGCCGGAAAATCAACAACAACGGGTCATTTAATATTTAAACTTGGCGGAATTAGTCAACGTGAAATGGATAAATTGCAAACAGAAGCCAATTTACAAAACCGAAGCTCTTTTGCCTTTGCCTATTATATGGATAGAGATAAGGCGGAAAGAGAGAAGGGTGTAACTATAAATTGCACTACAAAAGAATTTTTCACTGAATCATATCATTATACTATTGTCGATGCACCTGGTCATAGAGATTATATAAAAAATATGATAACAGGTGCGGGTTGTTCTGATGTAGCATTGTTATTAGTACCTGCAGAAACAGGTGGTTTCGAAACAGCTATTGCAAAAGGAGATCATGCATCGGGTGAAGTGCAGGGTCAAACTAGACAACATGCAAGGTTACTAGGTCTTTTAGGTATTGAAAAATTAATTGTTGGAATTAATAAAATGGATTCATGTAATTGGTCAGAAACTCGTTATAATGAAATTAAAGAAGAAATGACCAAAATGATAACTCAGGCTGGTTTTAAGCCGAAACAAGTCCCTTTTATTCCTTTCTCGGGATTTCAAGGAGAAAATTTAATTAATCCTACAGATAAAATGCCGTGGTATAAAGGTTGGACTGCTAACTTATCGAAAACCGATGTGGTAAACGGTGTAACTTTATATGATGCTCTTGAAAAATTAGCTAGACCTCCTGTAAGATATCCCGATAAACCTCTTCGTATACCAATTAATGGTGTTTATAAAATTAAAGGGTGTGGTGACGTAATTACAGGAAGAATTGAACAAGGAACTCTTAATGCAGGAGAAACAGTTCGAATTGCTCCAAGAGGTATAGATAATCTTAAAGTATTTAGTATTGAAATGCATCATAAAACATGGCCCAATGCAAAACCAGGTGATAATGTAGGTATGAATATTAAGGGTTTTGAGAAAAATAATATGCCGAAGGTAGGTGATGTAATTTCAATCCAAAAAGAGGTTCTAGAGCCTGTAGAAAGCTTTACCTGTCAAGTAGCTGTTCAAGAACACCCAGGTCAATTAAAACCAGGGTTTAGTCCATGTGTTCATGTAAGAACGGGTAAATCAGCATGTAGAATGAATAAAATTCTATGGAAAGTTGGTAAAAAAACGGGTAATGAAAAAATAGAAAACCCAGAATTTTTAGAAAGGGGCGAGTCAGCAGAAATTGAATTTATACCACAACAACCTATCTACGTGGAGTCATTTGATTCATGCCAAGGTCTAGGAAGAATTGCTGTAATGGATTCAAATAGTTTGGTAATGATTGGTAAAATAATGAATGTTAAATATAAGCCATATAAAAAAAAATAAATAATTTGTTTACCAGATAAAAATAAACAGCATATTTGATATATAATGCTGTTTATTAAATATATAAAATATAATTGCGACATATCAGATACGAACCCAATTAATGGGTTCGTTTCGTCATTACGGCAATTGTGTAACATAGACAAGGCAATTAAGTTCGCCCAGATGACTTGCCAAAGTTTCCATTGGAAGGAATCTGTTGGCTTTTGGTCCCTGTGCGTCAGGGTTTGATACGTTTTTTTGCCCCATATTCGACCTGTTCCCGATGTCCCGGAACAGATTCAATCTGTTCCGGTCGGTTAAAATTTTTCGATGCGGAAAAATCGTTCTTGGTAGCCCGTCGCATCACGGGGGGCGTGTACGAGTTACACGCGTCAGTAATTATTGCAAGGAGTGTAGGGTCAGAGATTTCCATTATATAATATAAACGATTTATGTTTATATTAATTGAACTAATCATGTAATTAATTGAACGAAACAATTATTTTCACGTTTTCTTTCTTAATACACTTACAAGCAGATATAGATAATTCCTCTCGCTTTTTGCGCGTTTTACCATGGTCGTTAATAAGAGTAAGTTCAACAGATTCATTACTGTCTGCTGTACCATTCTTTTTCTTTGAAATGCTGTTACGTTCATTCATATCCTTTTCAATTTCATTATAATTTTTCGTAATATAGTCGATAATTTCGTGTTCAATCGCCCATTTGAAAAAATTGAGTTGACCTATAGTGGTTTCCATATAATTGTCGTCGTTGTATGGAATCGTAATACGTTCCCATCTGCAAAAAGGGTCAAAGCGTCGTTTAGAGTATGCCTTTAATTTCAATTTGTAATCATTATACACTTTAAATCGTGAACTGCTATTATGTTTTGTAGATAATTCATAAACAGTATAATATTTTTTCGCATAATTTGTGACGAACCAATCGACAATACGTAATGATATATTTGATTCGCCATTAATAATATTCATCATTTGATG